CTCTGGCGAAAGCTCGCGCGTCGTGACGGTTTCGCCCGTGGTCGCGTCTGTGGTCTCGACCAGCGTCGTCAGCCCGGCTCTATCGGTCAGCGTGCACGCCGCGATTCCCAGCGAAAACGCCACTGCGCAAATCGCGATTAAAACTTTTTTTTTAAAAGTCATCGTTTGTGTCGATTGATTCAATTAAATTCCTGCAACGTTTGCGCCGATGCTTGCCGCGCTCGTTTCGATGCCGAGTGCGCTGCGAATATCTGCGAAAACATCAACTCCGCCGATGACCGCGACCATGTTTTTCACATCGACGATGTGCACGGGCGTTCCCGCGACGGTCTTGTGATAATAATACACACTCATCGTGAATTTCGGCTTTACGCCAGCACCGGGCGTCCATTCGCCGGGCTCAATCGATTTGATTTTGCCCGTGAGCTTGATGACGCATTCTTTGACATTGCCGTCAAAATCTTGCACTGCGCCGCGTGCCGTTATCGAAACGGGTTTGACCGAATTTCCAAGGCGACTTTCGACCTCGGGAGCTTGCTTCGTCAGCGTAAAAGAGGCTTCGAGCTTTTCGAGCATTCCCGTTTCGACGTCCAGCGGCGCAATCATGCCGGCGGCTTTAAATTCTTCCGTCGCCATGGTCAACGTCGGCGGCGTAAAACTTTCTGCATTGCCGGCGTATCCAATGCCGTCGATGAAGATGTTAAAATTTTTGAGAATATCGCTTGCAACTGCCATTTTCGTGATTTCCTGTTTTCGTTTTAAAATTTATTTACGCGGCGCGGCTTAAAAGACCGCGTCGTAGTAATCCGTGACTGTCGCCGAATCGAATTGAACATCTTCCATCGGCGCAGGCGGCGTGAATTTGTAGGCAAAACGAACCTTGCCTTGCGAAAGCTCGCTGGCGGTGTTGTCGTCTTCGTCAATCCAGCATTCACCGCCGAGAATTGCTCCTTGTGAACAAAGCGTTCGCAAATAGTCGTTGACGGTATCGACCACGGCATCGAGCGTCGCCTTCGTAATCGGTCGATCCACGTATTCCAAACACGCGTCCTGAATCGAAAGGTTAATCATATCCGACGTTCTGCGAACGGGCAAAAACGCGAATTGCGTTCCCGAAGAACACGTCCGCGAGCCCCATGCGCGGAAACCGTCGCGGCGGATAATCGTCGAAATCTGGTTTTCGTTCAGCATAGACGCGTCGCAAGTCGAATCGCCGTTGCGGAAACCGATTGCGCGGCTCGTTCCCGTGATTCCCGAAAGCTCTTGATTTGAAAGCGTCCACCAAAAACCTTTGTTGTTGTCGGTTTTGACTTGCAAGCCCGCAAACGCTGCCGATGCTGGCGTGTTCACGTATTCGCTTTTTTGCGTGTCGTAAACTTGGACTTCTGGCGCAATCAGCATCAAACGGTCGCTGCCAAAGTCTGCTTTGAACGCAATTGCCGCTTCGTTCGTGTCGGCTGGCGCGTCGGCAAAAACAATCGCTTTGAGTTTTTCTGCCGCAGAAACAAGCGCGTCGATGGTCGCTTTCGTGTTGGCAAAACCGGGCGCGATGAGCAATTTCGGCGCGTATCCAGTCTCGTTTTCTGCGTTCAAAAGCACGTCTGCGCCTTTGATGATGTTGGACTGTGTTTCCGCCTCGTCTTCGCGCTCTTCAACACGCACGACAATAACTTGCGCTCCGCATTGGTTAAAAATCTGCGTCAGTGCAGAATAAAGCGTTCCCGCCGCGCCGAGTTTTGCCGCTTTCGATTTCGAACCGGCAATCATGACGGGCGTGTCCAGCGGGAACGTTGCCGTGTCGGCGTCTGGCGCAGTGCCAACAATCCCGATGACCGACGATGCAACCGTCGAGACAGCGACGCTTCCCGATTCTGTTTCGTTAATTTTAACTCCGTGATTATATGCCATTTTTTTAAAAGTTTCTTTGTGAATTTCGTCGTGAATTTAATCGCTTCGTCCGATTTAGTGGCTAAATCGGACGAAGCGATTATGGCGGGTTTTATGCCGTTGCCTTCGAGAGTTTCGCAAACGCTTCCGCGTGGCGAACGGCAATGTCCATGTCGTGGAAAACGGCGATGTTGACTTGGCGGTTCGAAACTTCGCGCTCCGAAAGCACTTCCGTTCCTCCCCAGACAGCCGCGATGACTTGATTCCAAACGCCAAAGAACAAATCTCCGTCTTCGACTTGATTGGAAACGATTGCGCCGTAGCCGTTGACCGTGTTGCCGGGTTCCCAAATCGTGTTGTCCGCAGATGTCGTGGAGAATTTTTTCGTGGTCTTAAACGCTCCGCGCATCTTGGCTGGTAAAACGTATTGCATTACGCCGATGTCTGCATTCGCGGCGGCGATTTCGCTTTCCATTTCGACGACTTCCGCGAACGTCGGCGCAGTGCCCGTGTAGTCCGCAGAATAAATTCCCGTTTGATTGGCAACGCCCACAGGTGCTCCGTTCGTGCCGTCTCCGTAGAGAACCGCTTTGTCGAGCGCAAGAGCAACGGTTTCGATGAGCAGGTTGGAAACAAGCGCGTCAACCGAAAGCGAGCTCTGGCGAAGCAGTTTATCCGAAAGCGACATCATCGCAGAAATCGTTTTCGGCGAAAGTTTGATTTGCTCAAACGTCGCGGATTGAACTGGCGATGCGCCGTTTTCGTCAATCCAGCCAGCAGACGGGCCGCTCGCGAGTTTCGGAATGGCGATGTCTCCGCGCAATCCCGTCAAAACCTGCGCAAGGCTTCCGACGCTCATTTTATTTTTCAAAAGCGAAATAAATTCGTTCGCGAGCACCTCGGTCGCGACGGTCTTGTCGCCCGTGCCGATGAGAGCTGGCGTCGCACCGGCATTCGTCGAAACAGAAAGCACATCGCGGGCAAGGGCAAAGCCTGGAATGATAAGCCCTCCGTGGTAATTCGCTTGACTGCGTGCGGCTTCCTCTGAGACTTCGCGTTCAAAGGCTGCGTCTTCTTGCGCACGGCGATCGTTCGGAAACGCGGCGGCGCGAATGGCTTTCGTCACAGAATAGCGGCGGGCGTCTTTCGCGGAAAGAAAATCGCCAGAGAAACCAATCGAGCGCGGAATCGCTTTGTCGTCTTCTTCCCATGCAGAAAGAACCTCTTTACGAAATTCTTCGAGCGTGCTCCCGCGAGCCACTGCTTGCTCGGCGAGTTTACGCGCACGTGGAAGCGTTTTCAAAGAATCCGCAAATGCGTAGATGCGAGCCGCGTCCTTTTCCGCGACGGTTTCGGCGGCGTGCGCCGTTGCGTGCGCGTCCGCGGTTTTAACTTCGGGTTCGTTAATGACTTTTTTGCCTTCCATTGTTCTCGTGATATTGTGTTGTGAAAAATTAAAACTTCTGCCGACGCCGACCGTGTCGTCCGCTGGTATCGTGACCAAAGAGATTTCGAGCGGCTCCCATTTCGTCACTCGCTCAATCGGCAAGCCGTCCGCCACGTCTGCGTTTTCAATCTGGCTTTCGGCGATTCGGTAAAGAAAAGAAATTTTTGTTAGAATGCCGGCGCGAATGTCTTTCAAAATTGCGTCGCCTTCTGAACCTTCTTTGATGATGACAGTGGCGCGTCCGATGCCGTCGGCATCAATTCGCGCAGAGCCTCTCGAAACGACTCCGAGATATTCGTCTGCGTGGTGATTAAACAAAAGCGGTGCTCCGTTGTTTAAACGCGTCAAATTAGCACAGCCAGTGGCGTGCGAAAGAATTTCGTAGCGATCGCCACGGAAAACAGGTGTTTCCGATGAAAACGCGACGCTGATGCAACGCCCGTCCAAAAGGCTTTTTTCAACGTCCGCCGTGCGTGACCGCTCAATCAAAGTGTTTTCTGTTTTCATTTGTATGCGGCGAATTTTATTCTTCTTTTAAAAAAAAACTGGTCGGACTAACGTCACATTTTTAAAAAAACGCATTTTTTTTTCACGTGCCCGCGATTAAGATTTTTCCACGTATGGATTTAATGAAGCTTTTCGGGAAAATCGCTCTGATTCCAGAGACCGACAAAACGACGCCCGCTGCCGCGACTGTCGCTTTTGTCGAAAAGTTTGAAGATATTCGTGTCTGCGTCGATGGCTGCGGGCGTGCGCCGTTGACTTGGAACCTTGTCGGCGTGAATGATGGCGCGGATTTCGTCTTGCGCGTCGTTGAAAATCCTTTTGATGCGGATATTCGCGTGCGCTTTCTTGCGCATCCGCAAGGCTCGGCAGAAAAACCTTGCTGTCGTGGCTAACTTTTTACGCGGAAAACCCATAGCCTGGGTTTTCCGCTTTGTCGGACGGGTCTTGTTGCGGACCGTTGTAATAATCTCGCCTGTTCTCTGCTGGGTCGTGTTCTTTCCATACGCGGAACATCACATCGGGCGTTAGCACGTTCGTCATGTAGGTTTGCTTGAAAACCGTCTCAATCGGCACATTCTCCGTCGTTCCCACGCCCCAATAAATCCCTCCTGGTGTCCACTTGTAATAACTAAACGGCGTGTCTTCGGGATCGGGTTCTTTACTTCCTGGGATTTCGGGCAAAGGCTCAATCTCAGGAACGCCTTTTTCCTCGGCTTCCTCTGGCGTTTCACCTTCTGGCGGCGTTAAAAGCGCAAGCTGTGTAATCGACAGCGTGCACCTGCCCTCCGCCTCGCAAACAGTGGCTTTATCGTCTTCGAGTGCTGGTGAATAACGCGCTCCCGTTTCGTCATCGACAAGCGTTCCCGTCTCGCTCGCCACGACCTCCGAATAATATTTATAGTTGCAAGTGAGCAACGGCGAAACGCCTTCCGTTAAGTAAGAAGTGTTCTCTGGCGAAGAAATCTTGCCACTCGTGTCGTCGCTTTTGGAAACGCTAAACCAATCCGACGAATGCGCCGTGACCGTCTTTTCAAAAATCGCAAAGCCTTTTTCCTCTTTCAAAACAAAGCCCGTCGAGCCAGCCAACGCAGGAACAGTGACGTGCGTGTTCGTTCCCGCACTCGGCAAGTCGTTAACGACATCGCTCGCCGTGGCTTCAAAATAGCACCGAGCCTTTATCTTTATACACGCCTTCTGCTTGACTTGGGCCGTCATCGTGAACGCCTTGTCCGTTTTAGAACCATTCGCCAAAACTCTAAACTTCGCCGTCCATTCGCCAATGACGCGCTCCGCCCCCGTATCATTGCGCGGAATAGTCACCACGACGCTTTCCTCGCCACGCGACACGACTATGCAGCCACTCGCAGAAAAGCTCAGCGACTCGCGCTTCACCTTTGTCGAGTCAAAAACAAAGCCAGCCGAAAGCGTTATTCCCGTTTCTCTAAAATAGTCAAACGTCTGCTCCGTCGCCGTGACTTCCGTAGAGACGCTCACGCCGCCTTCGAAAGAGAAACCAATCTGCTCTGGTCCTCCCCAATTCTCGTGGTCGGACGTTGACGTGGTGACCTCGTTGTAGGTATAGCTGCCTCCGCCTGGCCAGTTCTTCGAGTCTGTCCCTATATGGTAGTCGTGCCCGATAATCTCCCCCGTTGCAACGTCCACGTGGCTCGACGCGCTCCCATAATTCGCGCCTTCGTATGTATAATACGCGGTCGCTTCAAATTTAACAACGGTGCTACAATTTACGCCAGCGACCACGCCCTTGCCTGAGTCGTCCACGGTGAACGTGATTTTCGTTCCCGCCGCCAAAAAAGTGCCGCTATACGATTGAGTTATCGTCTCGGTCGTTGGACTGCTGCCTGCCATCGCCAATCCCTCCGCTTACGCCGACGCACCGCCGTTAATCGCCGCTTCCAAAACCTCGCGCACCGTGAAACCGCCCACCGATGTCGGGAAAATAGCCAAAACGTCGGTCAATCCCGGGTTTATTGTCGATGCTTCTTTTTTCAAAATTTCCACGCGGGCGCGTTCGTTGACAAGAGAAAGCTGCGCCGCGTTCGGCTCGACGGCTTGCCCGTTGCCATCGCCGACCGCGATGTGCGAAAGCGTTATTGTCTCGCCCTTGGCAATTGCGGCGGAAAGCGCGTTCAGCCCAACGTTTGTAATGACGGTTCGATATTTTGGCATTTTGAAAAATTTTTAAATTAATCGTGAAAGAAATGTGCTTTCGAAAAGCCCAGTTGTCAGCGATGACTGCGTGTTTGTCGTTTCTGGAAAGAAAATCGTGATGCCTGCGTCGTAGGGTTCAAACTGCGACGAAAGCCCTGCGTTTTCGTTTAAAACCTGAGCAACGCCAGCGACGACGTCGCTCGGATATGCCGCCGCACACAGCGCGGAAAGTGTGTCGCCGCTTTTTGTTAAGTACCATTTTCCGAGCGCAGGCGGATCGGAAAAAATGTCTTCGGTTTCCTCAGTGGGTAATTCTTCGCCAGTCTGGTCTTCAAATGTCGTTTGTTCGGTCGGGTTGTCTTCCTCAGCGGCTTTGTAATTCGACAAAAACGCGTCGGCGCGGTCGTGTCTGGCGGTGGCGTTTAAGTTTAAAACCTTGGTGGCGACATCGTTTGCAGAGCCCGAGTCCGAAAAATCTTCGATAAGTTCCACGGAAAAATCGACGCGCAAGGGCGTGCCTTCTTCCAGCCAACGCGTTTCCGTTTCTGAAATTCCTCTGATGGCGAATTTGCCCAGCACGTCTCCATTGCCACTCACCAGCCAATAACTCCCGCCCGTGTCTGCCATGTCGCGTAAATTTTTGAGAGGCGTTGTGCCGATTGCCGTTTGCTCGTCTTTTTGCGCCGAAAGCGCAAACATTCCTGGGAAAAGCGTGCCGTCCAGCGAAAATGTCTGCGCCTTTGCCGAGCAAAACTGCAATGCTTGCGGCGAAAGCGCACGGCCAATTTCCGCCACGTTCCATTGCCTGTTTTTCTTAAAATTCGCAACGGAAAGCGTGGACGCTCCGAAAAGAAAATCGCCGAGCATTAACGAGACAAACATCGCTACACGCTCCCTTCTTTGATTTCCATTTCTAAGTCAAACGCCGCCTTGCCGAGCGAAAAAGAATTTGCCGTGTTTTTTGACGACGAAAGCTGGCACTTTTTCAGCGTGCAACGCGGTTCCCAGTCTCCGACGGCGGCCGTCACAGCCGCTGCGAGTCGTGCAGACGTTGTCGCCGTGATGGGATTGTCGACCAACGCGGGCACGTCCGAACCGTAAAGCGGGCGCATTACACGCTCGCCCTTCATCGTGGAAAATAAATCCCCAAGGCTTTGACGCAAATGCTCCGCGCCAGAAAGCCTTTTTCCTGTGTTGCGATTCATGCCGGTCATTGTTGTTTTAAATTTTACTGTGTTTTGTTTTGAAAAACGGTCGGACTAACGTCACATTTTGAAAGAAATGAGCCGTTCCCGTTTTTTAAAAATTCTGCTCGCCGTGTTCGCCGCTGTGCCGTTTTTTCGGTTCGCCGCAAAGGCGCAGGCAAAAACGGGGTTTGACCGCGAAGCCAGAAACAAAGCTGGCATTCCGCTCCGCTCGCTCTATGGAAATGTCCGCGTCGTCGGCGAAAATGCGGACTATAACATCTCCATTTCCTCTGGATATGCAGATTTGTATGTAAAAATTTGCACGGATTATTCGGAAAACATCACGCAGGCGGGTGTCTGGCGGTTTGTCGATGAAACGCAACGCGCAGATTTTACGGTGCGCATCGTTGACAGTGGCGACATCTTTTTTTCCAAGGAAGACATGCCCGACATTGACGTGCGCTTTGTTCCCGACCACGCAGGCGCACGCCCAGATGTCCGCGAGTTTTATTCGTGAGCATTCCCGCGCGTTGTTTTGCCTCGCGCCCGCACGACGCTTTCCCGCGTAATGCCTTCCAAAAACGCCGCCGTCGCGTCTTTCAACGCGCTTTTCCGATAGCGTTCTAAGCGTATCGCACGCGCTCGTTCTTCCCTAAATTTTTTCACGCCTGCCGCCGTCGGTAAATTTAACTGTTCGCCCTGAAAGCGAAACCAAATCAACGCTGCCGCTTCGACTCCAGCCACGGCTCGGATTTTTGCAATGTTCTTTTTTGAGAGGCGCACCTTTTCCGCGTTTAATGTCTCGCAAATTAAAAGTGTTTTTTCTTCGCCAATGAGTCGCAGAAAAGTGTCAAACGCTGTTTCGTTATTTTTCATTTTGTGGATTCCCGTTCGCTATGCATTCTAAAATGGTTTGAATTTCTTTGTTTAAAATTTTTTCAACGGTGGCGGGCACGCTCGTTTCTGCGAGTTGTGATGCCACGCGTGGCGGAATGGCTTCGAGTTGCCGTCGCGCACGCGCAATGATGTCTGTGAACGCGGCGCGAGCCTTGTCCGCTTCAATCAGTGTTCCTAGCTCTTTTTCGGCGCGGATTTCTTCCGTGTCCGCCTTTGCCCGAAACAAACGGTCGCGCGGGTTTTCCGCTATCTTTTCTTTCAGCCGTGCGATGTAGCCAGCGACGCTTTCTTTTAACAGCCACTCGCCACGGTTGTCTCCCGGGAACGTTGCTCCGAGCCGCGCAAGACGCGCAAGATCGCCCGTTGTGATTCCGAGCATTTCTGCCAAATCGCTTGCTCTGACGGTTCGCTGAATCTCGCCAAGGCTTAAACCACTCGGCGCGTCGCTCGGTGAAAGTTGCAAGATTTCTTCTTCCATATCGAGTTTTCGTTTAAGGTTCACGGATTATCCAGCCACGCGTGCGTCCGCTGTTGTCTTTGACAGGTTGCACGCGCGTTTTTGTCGCCTCTTTCAGCGCAAGGTTTCGGAGCATAATCCCCGCTGTTTCTGGCGAAACGCGCAAGCCCGCTTTTTCGGCGATGTCGCTCGCCGTTAGCCGTTGGTTATAATATTTGTCAGCTTCGTTAAAGCGTTCTGCTCGTGCGTCGTAGTCGTCGAGCATCGACAAGGCTCGGTCAACGTTTTCAAATTCTACTCGGACGCGCTTTGCAAAAAAGTGCTGCATTCCGTTGCGGATTTCCGATGGCTCGGTTTCTCTCGGTTTTAAAAAATCTGGCAACTCAAATTCGTTGTCCAAAAACCACGCAAACGCAGGCAACTCTTTTTCAATCGCTTCGTTTATCGGTTCCCATTCTTTTTCCGTGGCGGCTGAAAAAGAGAAATATTCCGCGCATTCAACGCAAAGCATTTTGTCCGCCGCGACGGAATAATCTGGCAACGTCGTCGCCGATTCTGGGTTGCAGAGCTGGATGGCGACGTGGCACGGTCTTTCCAAAATTTCTGCGTCTTTATTTTTTCTTTCCACAGAAACCGTTCCCGAATAAAGCAGGGATTTAATCTGCTCGGCGTAGGTTTGCCGATTTTCCCTCGCAACGCGCTTCGCTGGAACGTCGTCAATGCAAACAACTTCTCCTTCGCCTAATGTGCTGTTAAATCGAGAATCTTCAAATAGCACCTTTTTGCCTTCAATTAAACGCCCGCCACAAAGCGGCAAAATGACTTTTTTAAAAAGCTCAGTTTTGCCGACGCCTTGCTCGCCGACGATGATAAGCATCGGAACGCAGTGCGGCGTAAAACTCGCGTTGGCTCGCGTCGCCTCGAGTGTTTTTCTTATCCGTAGCCGTGCGCGTTTTAGCCAAAAAAGCAGCGCAGGGAATTGCCTTTCGTCGTCGGGATCGTCGAACCGTGAACGCAAAAGCTCCTGAATGGTTGCCCATTCTCCCTTTTCGCCAAAGTCCAGCCGTGGCTCATTTTTTACAGCCACAACGCGCGTTCCCGAGTGGAATACGCCTTTCGGGTAGCCCGTGATTCGTTCCCGCACGTCGTCCAGTCTGCGCGTTTTATCAATAAACGTAAGCAATTCGTCTTTGTAGATTTTTGGAAATCCGCAAATTGCAAACATTCGCCAAACCTGCGATTCGCCGCGCTCGTCGTAGCTTTCATGGTCTGCCTCGTTAAAAACTAAATACGTGTTTTTTGCAGAGCTTGCCCAAACGCGAGCAATCAGCGGCGCAAATGCGGTTTTTAATTCATCAAAACTCGGCAAAATAGAAGGTGCGTCAGCGCGTTTAAATTCCAAACCTCGCGATGGTTGCCAGAGCGTTGCCGACCGTGGCTTTAAAATCGCGGTCGCGTCGGCAGAAACAAACGCGTGGCACAGCGTTGCCGCCGATTCGTCAATTTTCAGTTTCGGAAAAAGCTCCGTCAAAACTCGCTTCACGTGAGCGCGTTCGCGTTCCAGCGTTTCGAATCCGTCAATTTCCGTGCCGCCGAAAATTACAGCCTTCACGCCATTTCCGCTCGGCGATGTAAACGCGCACAGCGTCCACGGGAACGCTCCGAGCGTTTTTTTCACGTCGTCGAGATTCGTTTCTGCGTTGTCTTTGCCGTCGATGTCGATGACAAAAAACCCGCTAAAGCTCTGAATGTCGTCGTCGCGATTGCCGAGCGAAAAGACGCCGCCAAAATTCGCCCGTGGAATTTTGAAGATTTTTATCGCCTTGCGACGCGCTGGATCGCTCGCGGCTCGAAGCTCTGAAACAACGCGCTTCCATTCGCCGTTTTTGATTTTCTCGCAAATCTCACGCACGCCGTCTGCGTCGGGTATCCAAGTTTTGTGCCCGCCGTCCGCTAGCTTTGCCAT